ATGCGCCGGTATCCATCCTGTCGGCATTGCAGGCTATATACCTTAAAACATCAGCACCATGGGCGTGTGGGTCTTTTAATGGCGTAGATGCCGTGCCCGTAGCTCTATTGATCCTTCTCCTATATCTCTTGGCACATTCTATCAGTCTGTTTGATAGCGGAGTATGCCGCACATCGCTATCTACCGCCGAAAGGGGCGCTTTATCTGCGTGACATTTAGACTTATCAAAGTACATCCTTGGGAACATCATTCTTGTGTGCCTGATACCATCCTCTATGGACATTTCGACGATACCCGTCTCGGAATCATCTCTTGCGGCGCAATCCCACCCAAGATTGGTTAGAATGTCACACGCAGTTAGTCCGCTTGAATTGAGTGTGCCGCTAAAACCATCATGCGGCAACCACACCTTTCCCCAATTATAATTTTTCTTTTTCATGTGTTGTGACCATGCAGGCCACATAGTATGGGAAAGCTCTATATATTCAATGACACGTATTTCTGAGGTAAGCCGTTGTACTAAAGCGGTTGCGAGGCTGTCATTCCATCCAAGATCAAGAACGGGATGAACCAGTAACATAGGATCGTAAGGAACGTCCCTGATATGTCCTGCCTCTTCTGCCACCTGAATTTCTTTATGGTAGATGGCACCTTCTACCGCAGGTCTGCATTTCCCTTCCCAGATATTGTCATAGCTATCAGGGTCTGTCTCCTTGCAATGTATCCTTTCGCTCTCCAGAACCGGATTAAACCACGGGTTATCTCGCCAGTTCATTTCGACGTTGACACAATCTCCGGGGGGAAACACCGTGAATCTGCGGTGTGTCTCATCTGTTTCCAAATCGGGGTTATAGGTAATCCATATTTCCGATCCTGTTTTACGGATGGTTGGTATCAGTATGTCCCATGACCGTTTAGAGATTGCCTGTCCTTCTTCTACCCAGCATATATCGTATCCTTCAAATGATTTGATAGTGTCTACCGTGAGGCTTGAAAGACCGGTGAAACTGATTTCCGTACCGTTAATACCCCTTATGGTTGTTTCCTGGGCGACATAGTAGGATTCCATGCGAAGTAACTCTATTTGATCGCTCAATAGTTTGTGCACTGATTGTTTAATCGATATTTGGACTTCCCTTGCACAAAGGATGCGTAGGGTTTTACGGGCACCAAGGATAAGTAAAGCTCTCGCTGCGGACCAAGATTTGGCCGATCCTCTTCCACCCCTTAAAACCTTGTAGCGATGTGGTTCAAAAATAAATCTTAGTTTGGCGGGTATCTGAGCGTCAATCATGTTTGGCTTCGACAAATGTCACTTTTATCGCTAAATCTTTGCCGTTAGCACCAGTATGCTCGATGTCCTGCTTATCGCGGTAGCCTGCATTGTTTTTGAGCCAGAATATATGTCCCACGGGGGTTTTACTGCACAATTCCTCTTCATGGTACATCTCAATTTTAAGGCGTGCTCGCTTGATCGTATCTCTAAATTCGGCCCTTTTCTCGTAGTCCTGAAACGATTGCCGGGACACAAAGCCAAGATAATGACATAGACCAGCTACAGTATACGGCCTGTTCTGATACCTGACCGTGGACATGGTACATTTTCCGTCCTTCCCGGTAACTTCCGTGACCTTATCGATCCAGCACGACTCGAAATAGTCGTCTATGGCCTTCTGAAGCCCTTCGGGTGTTGGATACTTTTTAACCTTTCCACTCACGGCCATCACCAATCTTAGTTTTTGTGTATACCGTACATATGCTAATTGTTGTATAGCACAACAGTTTGTATGAAAACAAGCTTGACATCCAAGGGGCTATCGGATATAGTGGCCGTAACCACAGTGGAGGATCAAATGACCGAAATGACTCAGATCAACATCCGGATGGAAAATGAATTATACGACGCTGTATTTAGTTTGGCATACCGGGAAACGGGATTGACAAGGAAAAGGGTTAGCATGAATGAGATAATCAGACGAGCGCTGAAGGCATATAAGCCTATTAGCGAAAGGATTGAGGAAAGCAAGAAGGAGGGCAAATGAAGAAAGTATTTATTGTAACGCAAGGTACCTATTCCGACTATCATATATGTGCCGTTTTCGATAGCCAAGAATTGGCAGAAACATTTATATCATCTTTTGCGCCCTCAATCTACGGGCCAATGGAGGTAGAAGAATGGGGGTTAAACCTAATGAAGTTGCAACTTAAAAAGGGTTATAGGCCCTATTTTGTGAGGATGAATAAAAACGGTAATAGTTTTGAAACAAACATAGAGGAAAGTTGTCGCAGACTTACCGGCAGTATAAAAGATCGGTATGGTTTTGATATAAGGGGCAATCTGTATAACCACTGTTTTGCTAAAAACGATAATCACGCAATTAAGATTACCAACGAATTGAGGGTTAGACTAATGGCGGGGGGGATGTGGAAAGATGCAGATGAGATACCACCCAAGGAACCGGAAGCGTAAATGAAACACAACCACCTGCAATGTAAGGGAACCATTGGGTGTGTCTGGATGGATAAGGAAAGCGTGCAAAGAGAAGGTTGAGAGAGACAAAAAGGAGTAGAAAAAAATGCCAGATAGAAATAAACTTCCAATAGGAAGATATAAAATTGCCATGTTAGCAAAAGATATAGCAACACAAGACCCATCAAAGATGGACTTTGATGATTCTGCCGTTCCCTGGGTATTTCATAAAGAATCTGGATGGTAGATTAGCTTCATGGGAAATTACAGTTCAGATTCAGCAACACAACGGAGAGAGAACCTTCAAAGAGAAAAGAAGTTCTATGTTGATGCCGCAAGATTAGACTATATCGAAAACGCCTACTGGTCTATGGTTCGTCAAGATATAGTTAAACGAGACAAGAATACCTGTCGGATGTGTGGCGTGGAGGGGGGTTTATTGCATATCCACCATATCCTTAAAAAACGACACGGCGGAACAGACAGGTACGACAACCTACTCTTGGTCTGCCCTAAGTGCCACGCTGCCGCCGATAAAAAACTATACGATCCTGAATGAGTATAGGCTACATTCTCATACCGGAACCAATAGCATCTGACCCGAATATAAAGAACGGGGCTAAAATACTGTACGGTCATGTCCTTAAACTGGATGGGATCAATAACGGGTGCTATGTTCAGAATGAATACCTTGCCGAGAAGTTAGGAGTCAAGGAACGCCAGATCAGACGGTACATAGTCCAGTTGCGAAAGAGTAAATACATAACCGCAATCAGGCGTAGGGATTCTCAAAAACGATTCACTTCCCGTAGACTTGTACCCTTATACAAAATGGACAAAAAAGACCGAGAAAAGAAGTAGTAGTAAAACAAATAATACTATCTTGAATTTAATAATGCATAAACCCTTTACAGACAACGATTCATAGAGAAAAGCCAGTGGACATTTATGACCGATAGGGTAAAATGTTTATTGTAAAAAATTATCAATGGTACAAACTGCCCCGGAGTAGTGCGGATAATACTCTATTATGTAAACCACATATTATTTGTAACTGGTTGATATTATTATATTATATGCTCAGTGGGGCTTAACTGGGCTTGTGAATATTACACTTATATCATTGTATGACAGCTAAGTTATCGATATTATTATGATTGAATAAATTACAGAAGATCGTTACAATAGTGTTACTAAATTACAATATCGTGTTACCAATATAACATATTAATTATACACAGGGCGCAAGAACGAGCGTACGAATATTTTAATTTATTCATTTATGAATTACTATTATTCCATTTGCGAATAACTATCATTCTTTTTTTGAATGAAAGAATCAGCCCTTGAACGCTGTGTAGTAGCCAAAAGTAAAGCTATGAGCCAAAATATCTTTTTTGAGGGATTTCTTTTTCTTTTTTTGCTTTGCCGATCCTACTCTCCCAACGGTTGATAACTTTTTATGCCTATTTTGATAGTAAGCTGGTGATTTTTGCCCTATTTTTACTGATATTTTTTTGATTATAGGAGTGTCCCAGTTAGAGGTAGAGATAATAATTAATTCATGTCGCGTTTTTCATGCTCTCTTTAAAACAGATTAATTAAAATGCTGAGCCGTCATCATCAAACATGCTTAGTTGATCGCCGATCATTGGATATGCTCTTTCCACGAGACTAACGTATTTTCTCCAATTTGTTGTGGCTCTTGCTAACGCTAAATGACCTCCGAAAAATTCTCTTAACCTTGGTTCGCCCACTTCATCGGTGAGAAACTGAAAATGCTTATGCTTTCTGTATCCTTTTTCTGTTTTTGGATTTCTCTTTTCAAGCTCTTCTAACAATTTGGGTGCCATTCTTGCGTATATATATTCATTTGTCCATTTTCCTATAATGCCAGGTCTTTTTTGAGCGTTTTCTACTTTCCATTCCCAATTATTTAGTCTGAACCACTCCTTATATAAATCTAAAGGAAAAGTGACGGCATATCGTTTAGCTTCCGTTAACAAATATTTATTGAGTATCTTTTCGAGAGCACCGGCCATTCTAACGTCTTGATAACCGGTAGCCTCATCGACTAAGGCAATAATCCCAACATATGCTAAAGCCCTCGCTTTACACTATCTTAAAATAATTATAAATTATGCTTGACATCTATAATTATATGCATTATAATTACAATATAAGATATTGCAAGCCAAACCATAAGTCCTCACCGTAAGGGAGGC